CACGTGGGCTTCGTCGAGAAGAACCTTGGCGGCGGCACGCTCCAGACGATCGAGGGCAACACCTCGTCTGGCAGCTATGGCTCTCAGTCTGCTGGGAACGGTGTTTGGCGGCGTGTCCGCAATCAGTCGATCGCTTATGTGATTCGACCCGCATACACCGACTCTCCCAGCAACACTGCTCCGGCTGGCCCCGCGGACATCCGTGCTCTTCAGCGAGCCGTTCGGGCTACCCCCGACAACGTAGCCGGACCGAACACTCGCTCTCGCTGCTACGCCCTGGCTGCCGCATCTGAGTGGGGTGGGAAGACCTTCCCCTTCGGCGTGGCATTCACGCAGTCTGTGGTTGGCACTGAGCAGGACGGAATCTGGGGCGAGTCCTCTGAGGAGGCCCACGACGCCACCGTCGAGGCCGTTCAGGCTGCAGTTGGCGCAGATGTCGATGGCGTCTACGGCGCCGAGACTAACACCAAGGTGAACGCCCTGCTCGACCGGGCCGAACAGCCGTAGGAGGCTCAAAATGGCAGCGCCATACTGTACTTTAACGGGAACAATTCCCGGAGGAGAGAATAGTCGGGCTCTTGTCCGAATCGTTCCTGACGTGAAGGGCGCTACGGCTACCGTCGAAGGTGCCGCAGTCTCAATGCGCGAGCACATGGTTCGGACAGACCATGCTGGCGCTGTCAACATCGAGGTGCTGGCTCCGGGTGCTGGAGTAACCCCCTCTGGCGCCTGGACCCACACCATCTACATCGATTCCCCCAAGTTTGACATTGTCAAGCATGTTGCTCTGACTCAGGGCGGGACGATCGACATCATGGCTGCCGACCCCACTCCTGAGGTTTCCCCCCTTCCATTCGGAGGCGGAGGTGGTGGCGGAGCTGGCGCACCTGGTCCTCGTGGCCCACAGGGACCAACCGGACCCAAGGGTGACCCAGGTCCTCCCGGACCTAAGGGCGATGCTGGTGAACGCGGACCCGCTGGACCGGAAGGCCCTCGAGGTCTTCAGGGTCCCCCTGGACCTGCTGGTGGTGGCGCTGGAGGAACCCCGGTACCTGGCCCCGAAGGACCTAGGGGTCCTGTTGGCCCTCCCGGACCTAAAGGTGACAATGGTCTTCCAGGCCCTACCGGACCTGCTGGTCCCGCCGGGGCAAATGGTCAACCCGGACCAAAGGGCGATAATGGTGCAGTTGGACCCGCTGGCCCTCCTGGACCGCAGGGTCCTCCCGGACCTGCTGGAGAGCGTGGTCCGGCCGGTCAGGATGCAGTCACCCCTCAACTCGACAGGTATCTAACCAAGGACGAGGCAGCCAAGACCTACGGAGAGAAGGCCGATGTCGAAGACGCACTCCGACAGACCAATCCATTCAAGAACGGCGCACGATACTACTCTCCGGTAACCTACTACTGGCCTGACTACTACCAGGACAGAAAGCCGGGGCAGTTCTCCAAGTGGGCCCAGACGCTGAAGTTCCGAGACAACCTTGGGTATGTCATCCTAAACCGCAACAGCGGTGACTGGGAGGCTCAGGAGGTAGACTTCCAGAAGCAGGGCGAACTCGCTCTGGGTGCTGGTGCTAAGAAGCTCTTGTTCTACATCAAGACCCAGTACGGAGCTGCAATCAATCCGGATGCTGAGGATAACCGAGGTATTCCTAATGCGGCCAAGTTCACCAAGGAGTACATCCTTGAGCAGCTGAAGCGGGCTAAGCATTGGTATGGCGACCTGGTTCAGGGCGTATTCCTCGACGAGGTCATCAACGGCTGGGATGCTCGGAAGGATCGGCTTCCGTGGTATAAGGATCTAATCGATACGATCCGCCGTGAGAATGGTATCGACTTCGTGATTGCGATCAACACAGGATCCAACATCTCGCAGGCGGTATGCGACCTCGACTTTGACGTCTGTATGATGTTTGAAGGGACAGCTGCGAAGTTCCTAGAGGAGAATCCGACTTCGCCGATTCTTCCCGACCACATGAAGGCCTATCCGTCCACTCGATGGTGGGCTGTGGTGCACTCCGTCACCTCCGAGAACTACCAGAAGGTCTTTGACAAGGCGGACAACCTCGCGATCAGCCACCTCTACGTCACCGACGGCTTCCTTGTTGAGGATCCTCAAAATGGTGGTCAGTGGCACCCAGTGGGGAACCCGTATGAGAATCCTCCGGGCTCAGAGATCCGTGAGCTGATCATTCCGTGGCTCAAGGGGTACCTGAAGCTCAAGTTGAAGGTCGACAACCTAAAGATTCCGGAGGTACCGAAGATGATTGTCCTTGGACCTGATGACCCAGTGCCTGCTGGGACTCCGTCCGGGACGGTGATTGTTAGGCGGGCCAAGTAATGGCTAGCGTATTCCCAGTAATTGGTGCATGGTGGGGAAATAATGGCGCTCGAATAGGTGACGGGCGTCTGGTCCGAAAGGGGTCCAGCTCCACCCCATTCGAGAGTGCTGCCTATACCGTCGGTGATCGTAAGTGGACGGTCGAGATAACGTATACGGCGGATAGAGATACCCAGCTCGCCATGAGAGCGAACTGGTTCCAGGCAGGTAAGCAGAAGACCGATAAACAGGACTTCATCACCACCTGGAATATCCGGGGCGGTACTAATGCGGCGATCAAGTTCGACTTCGAGCTTCCAAATAACGCCTATCCAATGTGGACGCCATCCATTGCGGTTCCGGGTACGGCTCAAGACATTACTATCCATAACTTCAACGTCTATGAGACGCCTAAGCCAGGATTACATGTCCATTTAGCTACTGGTAGCGGATCTGAGGCTAATGGTTTTGGTACTACTTCGCTACGAAGTACCGGTGCTGAGATCGGCGACCTTATAGTTGTATTCTATGCTTCACAGTTTGGAGACACCAAAGCCAGACCTCCTGCTGGCTGGGATTTCCAATACAACCGTGACGCCGGTGGGCGATCTGGGTATGTAGCTGTAAAACGGGCTACAAAAGCTGATCTTGATGGCGACTTCAAGTTCAATAGTGATGTCGCCACCAATGCTAGAGAGAACTTTGTCTTATTCTCGATCGGCGGGGTATCTAAATATAATATACATACCTGGCAACCAGGTATTCCCACTCTCGATAAGACCAAGAAAAATCTAGTAGCCGTACAATACCACGCACCATCTTCTCGAGATGAACCAGTATGGTATCCCCCAGGCACCGACCCAATCGCTAGAGGGGGTAAACGTAACCGAGGATCCTCGTGGTCGATGACCATCGGAGCACTGGCTTCGTCAGTGAAGGATTCATACGGCGCTAAGGCTTATGCCTGGGTAGAACTTGAGGAAGAGAATCCAGAACCTCCAGCCGTAGTCACTCCTGGCATAGAGATTACCGATTCTGGAAATTCCAATCCGGTATTCGTATATTGGAATGGGGAACTGCAGCCGTCTACCATGCGTGCCGTACCAAGAGGATACTCCGATATACACACCATGATGGACACTCGCGGCTTCCTGATCGCCCACAGAGGAGGATCCGTCAGCTGGCCTGAGGCCTCGATCCGGGCATATACAAACGCGGTTATGTTCGGAGCAGGGGCTTTGGAGGTCTCATGTCAGAAGACGAAGGATGGAGTCTGGTTCCTGAACCACGATCGCACCCTCCAGCGTGTGGATAAGACGGCTCCAGATACCCCCGTCACCGAGATGACATGGGCGGAGATCCAGAAGTTCACCACTATGGGCGAGCCCTTCATGACGGTTGAGGAGTACTTCGCAGCATATGGCTCGAGTCACATTACAGTACTCGATCCTAAGTATTCCGCGGTTCAGTGGGAGGAGCTGAAGAAGTTCTTCCCTTCTGATGCCCACGGTCGAATCATCTGGAAGTTCTCCATCGACGCCGGATGGCTGGCTAATCAGTGGAAGGCGGATGGTTGGAAGTGCTGGGGATACTCGTATCCAGATCAGGTAACTGATGGCCGGATCAACGAGTGGCACAAGCCATGGGACTACATCGGTATGTCCTTCGATGCCAGCGATGAGGTTTGGAACCGAACTACCGGACTCGGCAAGCCGGTATGGGGGCACATCTGCCCAACCCGAGACGCCTATGACCAGGCTATGGCCAAGGGCGCCATCGGATGTATGGTCTCTGGAGTGGCCAACATCTACTCCGAATCTCTAGTCTAGGAGAATCATGATTACGATCGAGAGCCAGGGAGACTGGAAACTCACCAGGAATTGGTTTGACAGAATGACGAAGTTAGACCTGGCTCTGATCATGAATCAGTTCGGCAAGGAGGGGGTTTCCGCTCTCAAGGCTGCGACCCCCTCCAGGTCGGGCGAGACAGCAGCTAGCTGGAACTACGAAGTTACGAGAACCGGTAACAACTGGCAGATCACCTGGACAAACTCACACGTAAATAACGGCGTAAACATCGCCGTCATCTTGCAATATGGCCACGGTACCCGCAATGGCGGGTATGTCGTTGGCCGAGACTACATCAACCCCGCTATCAGGCCCGTATTCGACAAGATAGCGAAGAAGGCCTGGAAGGAGGTCACTAAGTAGTGGCTACTATTGATGAGCGGGTAGTCTCGCTCAAGATGAACAACAAGCAGTTCCTTTCCGCGATCAAGGAATCCGCGTCCAGTATGGACCGACTCAAGGATTCCTTGAAGATGCAGGGGGCTGCAGATGGTCTCTCTCGTATTGGAGAGATCGCTAAGAACACCACACTCGGTGATCTGGCCACCAAGGCTCTCGACATTGGCAAGAATATGTCGGTTATGCAGGGTCTTGCCGTCACCGCATTCGGTGGAATTGGTGTCGCGGCTCTTAATGCTGGTCGAAGCGTGGTCTCAGGCTTCATCGGAACCATCAAAGATGGCTTTAATGAGTATGAGCTCAAAATGAGAGCCATTCAGACCATTATGGCCAACACAGTTGAGAAGGGGACCACCCTCAGCGAGGTTAAGACCTCTCTGGCCGAGCTGAACACCTATGCCGATAAGACGGTATACAGCTTCAGCGACATGACTCACGCCATTGGTCTGTTCACCGCAGCTGGTGTCGATCTTCAGACATCCGTGGCATCAATTAAGGGTCTTTCTAACCTTGCAGCGGCCTCGGGTTCAACTGCCCAGCAGACAGCAACTGCATACACCCAGCTCTCGCAGGCTATCGCGGCTGGCGCTGTCCACCTTCAGGACTGGAACTCGCTAGTCCAGGCAGGTATGGGTGGAGAGTCATTCAGGAATGCCCTTATCGAGACCTCCCGAATGATGGGTACTGGTTATGATGAGGCTATTGCTAAGGATGGGAACTTCCGAGAATCCCTGAAGGAAGACTGGCTTACTGCCCAGGTCATGACGACCACCCTTACTGCCCTAACGAATGACCTCTCTGAGGCTCAGCTCGTTGAGATGGGTTATTCTGAGGAGCAAGCGCACAAGCTCAAGCAGTTTGCTCAGGGTGCTTTTGATGCCGCGACTAAGATTCGAACCTTCAGTCAGCTGGTAGATACCACTAAGGAAGCCATTGGCTCTGGATGGGCCGAGACGTTCGAGATCCTATTTGGTGACTTCGAAGAGGCGTCAGTCCTTTTCACCTCTATTGGTGATTGGCTTGGTGGGGTAATTAAGTCTAGCGCTGATGCCCGAAATGGGTTCTTACAGATGTGGAAGGATCTTGGTGGTAGGACGGCTCTGGTTCAGGGGTTAGCGAACATCTTCTGGGCAGTTGTTAAGGTTCTGGGCCAGATCGGTACGGCCTTTCGCCGAGTGTTCATGAATGCTAGTGCCGAGGGCCTTGTCCGGATCACGAAGGCTTTTGAGAACTTCACCTCGAAGCTTATCATCACAAACAACTTTGCCGATAAGCTAGAGTGGACATTCACTGGTCTGTTCTCAATATTCCACATCTTTGCTACGATCCTCGGGGAAGTCGCGCAGGTAGTCTTTACAGTTGCTTCACATATTGTCAGTGCTCTATTCCCAGCATTCACGGGTATTAACTCTGGCGTATTCCAGATCACGAAGGTAATTGGCAAGGCGATCTACTGGTTTGACCAGTGGTTCACCAAGCTAGACCTTGGCGGAAAGATACTCAAGCTTCTCCTACCTCCGATTGACCTAGTCGGTAAGGCAATCAAGTGGGTTTCAGACAAGATCCATGACTTCATTATGTGGATCGACTTCACAGGAAAGGTCAAGGGTGCCGGAGAGGGGCTTAAGAACCTCGCTTCGAAGTTCGGACTCGTCAAGGACGCTCTTAAGAACTCGGTTATCGGTCGAGAGTTCTCTGCCGCGATGGATTCCATCCACAGCGGAGTAGACAAGGCCAAGTCCAAGATCAATGAGTTCGCAGGAAGCGTCGGAGACAAGTTAAAGGCTAAGCTGGTTTCCGGCAAAGCCGCTTTGTCCGACTACTTCCAGGGCTTCAACCTAGGAGACATGTCTTCGGCTGAGGCAATTGTCGCTTCTCTGGGAACCAAGTTCGATGAACTCGGTCAGAAGCTCAAGATCTCTGAGAAGGTCCAGTGGCTCAAAGAGAAACTCATTGAGCTGCGAGATGCCCTTGTCGATACGTGGAACACGGTTCAAAATAGTGCCGTTTGGGATAAGCTAGGTAAGGCGTTCACTGACGTCGGCGGTAAGGTCAAGGAAGTAGCGGTCTCATTCCGCGACTGGGTTAACGGTCACGGTGAGGTCAAGGCTAAGGCTAAGGAGGCAGCGGGTGCCGTATCTGAGGTAGGTACTGCCGCAGCCCAGGCTGCTAAGGAGACAGGTCAGGCGGCTAAGGAGAACTTCCTCAAGAAGTGGTTTGAGGACATCGAGCAGGTCGCTAGAGCCGTCCACCTTCCGGAGCTCTTCGATACCATCAAGCAGAAGTTCGTTGAGTTCAAGGACTTCGTGGTCAATACCTTCGCACCCAAGGTGAAGGAGGGCGCAAAGAACGCATTCGGCTCTATCGGTACCGCGATGAGTCAAGCGAACTCCAACCTCAAGTCTTATGACATGGGCAAGATCCTTGTCGGGGCCATTGGCGGAGGAGTGCTTATCGCCTTTACTCGATGGATCAACTCCTTTAAGGAGAACTTTGACAAGATCGGAAATGTTGCTGACAAGCTCGGTAACGTCTTCGATAAGCTCGGAGGAGTCCTCGAGGCATTTGAGCAGAAGGTTAAGGCTAAGGCGCTTCTGACGATCGCGATCGCCCTTGGTGTTCTGGCCGGTGCACTAATCCTGATGTCACTGGTCCCAGCACCGAAGCTTCTTGTCACTCTCGCAGTCTTGAAGTACCTCTTCAAGATGATGGATGACATGCTTGAGTCTATGACTAAGATGGTAGCCTTCAAGAATGACAGTGTTCGTATTGTGGCTATGCTCATTGCTATGGGTGCCGCTATGATCCTTATGGCAACTGCTGTCCGGATTCTTGCCGGAATGGATCTCAAGGGTGCTGTAGTCGGTCTTGCTGCCATGAAGATCCTGATGATGACCATGCAGGAGTTCATGACCAAGATGGCTGCCACCAAGGGGGTCGAGAAGGGCGCTGGAATCCTTCTTGCTCTTGCTGCATCCTGTGTCATTCTGTCTCTAGCAGTATACACTCTTGGATCCATGGATACCGGTAAGGCTATCCAGGGGGTCGTAACACTCGCCGCAGTTGTGGCGATCCTGTCTGGGTTCATGATGGTCGTTAGTAAGGATCCCTTCATGGGTAAGGGCGCTGCGATTCTTCTATCGCTGGCTGTCTCTTGTAACATCCTTGTGGCGGCTATCTGGATGCTTGGTACGATGGACACTGGCAAGCTTCTCCAGGGCGTCATTGCTTTGGGTGTCATTATTGCGGAGCTATCCGTAGCAATGGCAATTGCAGGCAGAGCTAATGCCCGCGGAGCGGCTGCAATCATCGCTATGTCTGCAGCGGTTATTGTCTTAACCGGCGCGGTAGCCATTCTCGGCAACATGGATATCATGACGCTAGCTAAGGGACTTATAGCTCTCGCGGCTGGTCTCGCTATTCTGGCGATCTCGATGGCTGCGGCAGACGCCTTCAAGGAAGGTGGAATTGCTCTAGGGATCGCCTCGATCGCATTCCTGGCTCTGGCCTCCGCGATGAAGACCCTATCCGGGATCACGTGGACCCAGCTGGCAATCGGTCTAATTGCACTAGCTGGTGGTATGCTGATCCTAGTTGCAGCCGCTGCTGGTGCGCAGTACTTCGCGGTTGGTATGATTATCCTAACTGCTGCACTACTTGCACTAGGACTAGCTCTACTCCCGATCTCGATTGGTATGGCGGCCTTTGCGGCAGTACTGGGTATCTGTGCCACAACAGGCGCAGCGGCATTCCTGGTCTTGACTGAGGGATTGAAGCAGCTAGCAGCAATTCTACCCCAGGTGGCTATCGACTTCGCCAATGCCATTGCCAACTTCATCATCACTCTAGGCGCCAAGGCCCCGGAGCTTGCTGTGGCTATGGCAGCATTGCTTGGAGCGATCATCTATGCCATTAATGCCAACATCCCTGGCATTGTCGCAACGTTGTTCATCCTGATCCAGGCGATGCTCACTGAGCTGGCTAACCATGCCTACGAGTTCGGCGAAAAGGGCGCCACGATCCTGGCAAACTTCCTGAACGGAATTGCTGACAACATCGGCAAGGTCATTGACGCTGCCACCAACGTCATCCTCAACTTCCTTGACGGAATTGCTAGGAATGGACCCAAGATCATTGATAAGGGAATGTGGACTGTACTCAAGCTGCTTGAGGGTGTTCGCGATGCCATCAACAAGTACTCTCACCGATTTAACAAGGTTGGTCGAGAGATTGCTTGGGCTATCGTTGATGGTATGACGGACGGTCTCGCGTCCAAGGCTTGGAGCTTTGGTGAATCCATGGTCTCCGTCGCCAAGAAGGGCTACAACAAGGTCAAGAACTTCTTCGGTATTCACTCTCCTTCTCGACTGATGAAGGAACTTGGTGGATTCGTCGGAGAGGGTCTCGCTATCGGCATTGAGAACACCGGTGATCGTGTTGCTGCAGCTGGAGACAACATGTCCTCTGCGGCTTACGACGCTATGTCTCGAGCTCTTGATGGAGTAAACGATCTCATTGAGGATGACCCATCCTTCAAGCCTGAAATCAAGCCTATCCTGGATCTCACTGAGATGCAGAAGCAGGCTAAGGGAATCAACAACTTCCTTCCCGCCATCGGAGTCACGGCTCAGGCTGCAAATGCGGCTAGACCTCCTGCTCCGATCGCAGTTGACAATTCTGACAAGAATAGTCAAAATGGTGTTACAAACATCACATTCAACCAGACCAACAACTCGCCTGAGGCGCTGGATGCGGCGACTATCTATCGCCAGACCCACACTCAGCTTGCTATGGCAAAGGACAAGTTGACACTATGATCTCAGAGATCTCGTCCACGACCAAGTCGGGGGATCGACTTGCAATCGATATCACAGACCCCTACTCGTCGGGGGTCGCGATCAAGGAGATTACTGGTCTGGGGCCAGTAAAGGCAGACATCAGCACTGACCGGTATGCCTTGCTGGACGGAGCGTTCCTCAAGGGGGTCAGGGTTGGTACTCGTACTGTGGTACTGACTCTGATCCCCTGGGGGACCGACATTCAGGAACTCCGACTCAAGTGCTACTCCTACTTCGGAGTCGGAGAGACCATCACTCTCGGTGTGACTACTGACTGGCTTAACGTGCACTCTGACTTCATCGTCGAGTCCGTCGAGCCGAATATCTTCTCTGAGCGGCAGGAGATCCAGGTCTCTCTTCTCGGGCTGGACCCGTACTGGAAGTCCTCCGCTACTCAGATCCAGAAGGTTGTTGGCTTCAACGACAACACGCCTTCCTTCGAGTTCCCGTTCTTCTCCGAGCCGAACCACAAGCTCAAGTTCGGTGACATGACTAACTCCTCCGGTAAGGACATCCGCTACCTTGGTGACTACCCGGCTGGCGCGACAATCACGGTCGAGTTCTCGGGTACCGTGAGTAACCTTATCGTCTCGAATGTGACCTACAACGAGACCATGTCTATCTCTCGAGCTGGAAACTTCTACCAAGGCGAGAGTATCATCATCGACACTCGACCTGGTAAGAAGTCCATCACTCACCAGGCTCGAGGTAGGAAGTCCTTCATCACGGGTGTTCTGGCTCCGGGGAGTACCTGGATTCAGATGCACCCGGGTATTAACACGATCGCCCTGCAGTATGCTGGGGGCGTTGACGACGTTAGCGTCTCTATGGAATACGACACTCTCTACAGGGGGATTTGATGCAGCTGTTCTTCGCGTTCCTCCATAATTACGAAACTCTTATCGAGGTTCCGAATAACTTCTACTCACTCAACTGGACCGAGCGGGCATATGACTACGGTCAGTTCGAGCTCCAGCTCTACTCAGATCAGCCTGGGTATGAGTACAGTCTTGGAAACCTGTTTATCCGAGATGACACGGATACCGTTATGGTCATTGAGACCGCTACGGTGAAGCAGGAGGATGACGGAGTCTATCTCCACAAGTATACTGGGCGCTCTCTCGAATCGATGATGGAGTGGCGAATCCTTCCGCACCGACGATGGATCGAGCCGGATGCCAACGGTCAGTTCAATGCCCAGGCTATGGCCGAAGATGTCGCACATTCGAATCTCGGTAAGGATGCAAAGCCTGAGCGAAGGATTGACAACTTCAACTTCCATAGAAATACCCGTGTGTCTCAGATGGCCTACGTCAACGACACCGGACAGAAGATCCAGGATGGTAAGTGGATCATCTACGACCGTGCGCCAATTGCGGACATGTTTAAGAATGTCATCTCCGCATGCAAGCCAAACGGGTACTCGCTCTTCTATAAGATCAAGCTCGAGAACGGCGGCATCCATTGTTATATCACTGCTCCTAGGCTGATCAACACGATCACTCTTGCTCAGGAGAATGACAACTTCTCAGACTTCGAGTCAGTTGATTCGATCGTCGATAAGAAGAGTACGATCTACGAGATCTTTGATACTGGTGATGTAGACCTGGACTGGGTTGCGGATGGAACTACACATACCCGGGCGCATACACTTCGCTCCGAGAACCCAATTACCCGTCGAGAGGTCTTGTGGGATAACACCCAGGTCCACAAGCCATATTCCGTCAAGGACTGGAAGGCGCTTACGCCGCTTCAGAAGAAGCACATCTCCTCTCTGACCGAGGTATGGTATCCCTTCTGGGTTCTGGACGCCATGTTCCCGAAGTACACCCCGCTTAAGATGATCTCGGGAAAGATCAATAACTTCTCGAACGTCCAGTACCGCGATGGCTTCGACGTGGGCGATATTTTCTACTACGTCCCGTCCGGAAGCAACCCAGTCCCCATCGAGTGCCAGCTTACAGAGATGACTGAGTCTTGGTCGGCTGATGGGTTCTCTCAGGTTCCTTCTATCTCTATGTCGTCTCGTACCAAGTGGAATGGTGACGGCTTCCGTATCGACTTCACTCGCAATGGACCAGGTGAGGTCATCGTTCCTCGAGAAAGGGATTAGCATATGGCCATTACTAGTGGTTTCTACAACTCCGTGAATGGTGACCGGACATACGACGCCGACCAGTTCGGCTCGCTGTTTGACGGAATTATTGCCCCGGGGGTATTTCCGAACGTGGGGGACAAGTTCCGCGTTCGACCCACCAACAACGGAATGTCCGTCTATGTCGGCTCCGGCAAGGCGTGGCTGAACAACCGATGGGTTGAGAACTCTGGTGACGAGACGGTTACTCTGACTGGTTCTCACGCTACCCTGGACCGAATTGACCTCGTGTGTGTCGAGGTGGACCGATCCAAGGCCATTCGTGGCGCCAAGATCAAGGTCGTCCAGGGGACCCCTGCGGTTACCCCCACCGTTCCCTCGGTGGATGACAATGGTGATCGACAGACGTTCGCCCTGGCACAGATCAAGATCATCAAGAACTCTCGACAGATCACGGCCGAGAACATCATCAGTCTCGTGGGTAGTGCCCGTACTCCCTACGTGAGCGGGCCTCTGCAGAACATCAACCTGGATGCTCTCCAGGCCAAGCTGCAGGGCGAATTCAACACCTGGTTCGAGTCCGTCCGAGATGCCCTGGCTAACGCTGGGGGTAACACCTCGACCGACGTCGCCAACCTCAAGGTGAGTGACCGGAACCAGAATGAGCGTCTCCAGGCTGTTGAGGGTCGTATCGCTGGTACCGAGCTCAACATCACCAAGATCAACGAGAAGTTCACTAACTCTGGATCCGTCTATGGGATGCTGAACGACTCGAACGTGGGTGTTCATAATTCCATCTATCGAGGCGCCTCGCTGGGAAGCAACGTCACTCCATATCTCCAGGCTATCCGAAGTGGTTCCTTCTCCGGGCTTTACCTCGGGGACTACTGGACCTACTCCGGTATCACCTGGCGTATCGTGGCGTTCAACTACTTCATCAACATCGGTGAGCCCCCGTTCCGACAGAATCATATTGTGGTCGTCCCGGACGCATCGCTCTTCCGAGACGCATGGTCTACAACGATCCCGGACCAGCGCTCGTATGTGGACTCGACTCTGAACCAGTCTACCATGACTAAGGCCAGTCGTATGGCTGAGTCTCTGTTCAACCGATCCAACATGGTCGGCGTATGGACTCGAGTGGCTACCGGGTATGATGGGAATGGTGCAGTAAAGGACTGGCGCTGGTACAACCCACACATCAACGTCATGGACGAGGCCATGCTATGGGGATCGTCGATCTTCGACGACTCACTATCCCGTGGTATCCACCACAACCAGTTCCCCGCCTTCCGGCTCAACCCCGCCCTTGTTAACATCGAGGAGGAATACTGGCTTCGTGAGCGTGCTTCGGCTCAGACTGCGGTCTACATGAAGTCCACTGGCCAGTTCTCCCACGCCCCGCTGAACTACTCCTTTGGGGTCCGTCCCTATCTAGCGATCGGTTAACATGCAGCACTTCGGATTCAACCCACTGCTTGATATCGTTCTTGCGATATTCTTGTCAGTACTGGGATCGTCCGGGATGTGGGCTTGGATCATGAAGCGTAGTGAGCGGAAGTCCGCCACATCAAGGCTTCTGCTCGGAATGGCCCATGACCGGATTGTATATGTCGGGAAGACATATCTTCATCGAGGATTTCTCACCCTCGACGAGTATGAGGACTTCATGAAGTATCTCGTAGAGCCCTATTCCGAGTTCGGGGGGAATGGGCTTGCTGAGAAGATCGTGAATGAGGTAAAGAATCTTCCCGTAGTCCCCACCCCTAGACCCCCGGCAAAGAGGAAAACCAATGGCTAAGCATCTCCAGGAGAGCAAGTTGAACAACAAGTCCTACGACGTCCTCAAGTGGGTTGCGCTGGTCGCCCTTCCGGCTACCTCTGCGCTCTACCTGACACTTGCGGCTCTGTGGCATCTGCCTCACCCTACTGAGGTGGCGGGCACCATCGCTGCGATCGACACCTTCCTGGGTGTGCTTCTCGGCGTGAGCTCCACCAAGTATCAGGGAACTCAGCCCTCCGGCGCCCTCCACGTGTCCGAGGACCAGGGGATCCACGCCACTTTCGACCAGGGTGTCGCTGAGATGCTCCGGAATGGGAAGGTGACGCTGGACGTCAAGCAGGTCTAAGCGAGAAAAACCTGCTGTATAATGAACCCCTAGAAAGGAGCCCATCCATGAAGAAGACTGACCCCATTCAGCAGACAATTGAAGCTGCTCTGAAGGAGGCCGAGCTTCACGATCCATCTAGTGAGGACTACACCACAATTGCTCGAAATGTCGAGACTCTTGCAAAAGCCAAAGCCCTTGGCGAGAGCAAGAAGCTCAGCAAAGACGCAATTCTCGGTGCAGTCACCTCCATGGCAGGTATCGTAGCCGTCCTCCAGTACGAGCGACTTGCAGTCGTCAGCTCGAAGGCGTTTGGTTTGATCATGAAGGTTAAACCCTTCTGAGATTCGTCAGGCCCCCTGTGCTATACGCATGGGGGGCTTGGCTTATCTTTTTTTGCCTACGCGAGAAAATCCCACAGTATATTGAAGACCCTACTCTGAAAGGATACGCTATGAACGCCACCCTCAAGAAGTACCTCCCGAACCTCATTGGCTTTGCCGTTTGTGGAACCGGATGGCTCTACTGCCACATTCGTGAGCAGCAGGTCCGTCGCGAGCTCGACAAATCGTGGACTGCCATCTACGAGAACGATCAGGAATACTTCGACAAGTTCTACCGTCCCGAGAACGAGAAGTAATTCTCCACCTATATCCCGACTCGGGATATAGGCTTTCGCGTAGAAAACGGGCTCTATATTGAAACCCGTCATAGAAAGGACACTCTCATGAACCTCTCTCCCGCCGCTGCACAGGCCGCCCCCGACTACGCCGAGGAGCTTGCTGCTACTGGACTGAGCTCTGAGCAGTACGACCACTACTACCTCTGACACAGTTCTAGATCCCGCCATGGGATCTAGGCTTATCTTTTTTGCCTAATCACACCAGTCACAGGAGTCGCAGAAATAACACACCGTATATTGAAGACCCTTAGAAAGGAACCACAATGACCACCCTCCTCGCTCTTGTCATCGCCCCCTTCGTCGTCATCGGCACACTGCTGATTGTCGCCGAGATGTTCGGCAAGAAGAAGACCTGGAACTTCTGATCCTACCACCTTCCAGCCAAAGATCCCGCCATGGGATCTAGGCTTATCTTTTTTTTTTCGCAGGATAAACTCGCCCTATATTGAAGATCCTAAGAAAGGAAAGACCATGCTCTACATCGCCCTTATCCTCGTTACCATCCTCAGCATCTTCTTTGCCGTTGCTCACGAAGAGCAGAAGCACACATCCTACACCCTTAGGAACCGTGTGTGGAAGCTCGAGAATGAGAACGCAAAGCTGCGCGCTGAGCTGATGACCGACGAAGAGTGGGACGCGATGGTGGAACAGGCTCTCGCCAACATCCACTGATCCCACCCTATATCCCGACTTGGGATATAGGCTTTCCGCGAGAAAAACCATGCCTTATATGAGACCCCTCTATTTGAAAGGAAACCCTCATGACTGAGACCACCGACACCTCCGTTGAGACCAACGAGAAGATCGTCGAGTTCAAGTTCAACAAGGACGCTGTCCTGCCCGCTATCAAGCGCAACTCCAAGAAGTTGATTGCTGGCGCCGCTGTATTCGCAGCCGGTACCGCTCTCACCCTCATGGCGTTCCGCTCGGTTCCGGACACGGACGAGCCCGAAGAGCTTGAGCACGATGACCTCGATGAGATCGACGAGATCGAAGCCTCTGAAGAGACCGACTGAGACCTCACCCTATATCCCGACCTGGGATATAGGCTTTTCTTGAGAAAGGACGACTATGAACGCCGCAATGTTCCTGTCAATCTACATTCTCCTCTGGCTCATCTACTTCAAGATCCCTCGTAAGTAGTCCGCGAGAAAAACCGGTCCTATATTGAAACCCCTCCGTTTGAAAGGACCACTCATGACCCGCATCATCGTTTCTGTCATCAAGAGCGCTGTTTTCATCCTCGGAATTGTTCTCGCCTCCTGCTTTATTGGCAGGGGTGCGAACAGCCGGATGAAGCACGTTGTTGGTGTTCAGCAGCGTTTCATCGCGCGCCGTGATCGTAAGATCAACCGCTGGTAATTT